GAGTTCTGGAGCATCCGGGCGTTCTGAAGGACCCCGAGAAGCTGAGAGAGCGCTGGGAGGGGAGCTTCTCCGGCGCTATCAATGCCGGCAAGACTCCGGTCCTCGAGGAAGGCCTGACCTACAAGCCGATCAGCATCAGCCCGCAGGACGCGCAGTTCCTGGAGACCCGGAAGTTCAACATCAATGAGATCGCTCGAATATTCAGAGTTCCGCCGCACATGCTGGCGGACCTTGAGAAGAGCTCGTTCAGCAACATCGAGCAGCAGAGCCTCGAGTTCGTCAAGTACACGCTGGCGCCCTGGGTGGCTCGCATCGAGCAGAGCATGAAGATGAGCCTCCTGAGACCGGACGAGAAGAAGAAGTACTTCTTCGCCTTCAACCTTGAGGGACTGCTCCGGGGCGACTACGCGAGCCGGATGAACGGCTACGCGATAGCGAGGCAGAACGGCTGGATGAGCGCGAACGACATCAGAGAGCTCGAAAACATGAACAAGATTCCGGCTGAAGAAGGCGGCGACCTCTACCTGGTGAACGGGAACATGCTCCCGCTGGCTCAGGCAGGCGCGGCCTACGGAGAGGCGGCAACACAGACCACGACGGAAGGAGGAGACACGGCAGATGACCAAGTTCTGGAAATGGAACGTAAGAAACGAAGCGGAAGAACCTGAGCGCGAGCTGATCATCGACGGAACCATCGCCGAGGAGAGCTGGTGGGACGACGAGATCTCGCCGGCACAGTTCCGGGAGGAGCTGGAGCAGGGCGACGGGCCGGTGACGGTCTGGATCAACAGCCCCGGAGGCGACTGCTTCGCTGCATCTCAGATCTACACGATGCTGCGCGAGTACGCGGGGCGAGTGACGGTCAAGATCGACGGCATCGCGGCCTCAGCGGCCTCGGTGATAGCGATGGCAGGCGACCAGGTGCTGATGGCACCGACGGCGCTCATGATGATCCACAACCCGGCGACGGCGGCGTGGGGAGACGCGGCCGAGATGCAGAAGGCGATCGAGATGCTGGACGAAGTGAAGGAGAGCATCATCAACGCCTACGAGATCAAGACCGGCATGCAGCGCGCGAAGATATCGCGGCTCATGGACGCGGAGACCTGGATGAACGCGCGGAAAGCGATCGAGCTGGGCTTCGCGGACGGCATGATAGACGGCAAGACAGAGACCGGAAGCGCGGAGGCCTACGCCTTCGAGGCTCGCACGGTCGAGATGAAAGCGGTCGCAAAGGCGGCGGCGAAAATGAACGGCAAGAAGCCGGAGCCCCAGGCACCCGGCAGAAGCATCGAGCAACTGCTCGAAGAATTAAAAACTAAAAAATAAGAAGGAGAGCAAAGCAATGACAATTAACGAATTGAGAGCCCGTAAGGCTAAGGCCTGGGACGATTGCAAGAATTACCTCGACGCACACAGGAAAGATGGCATCCTCTCGTCTGAAGACGAGGCCGTCTACAACAAGATGCTCGAGACCGTCGACAACCTCGACAAAGAGATCGCACGCGCGGAAGACGCTGCTGAGAGAGACGCCGCGATGGCAGCTCCCACCAGCTCCCCGATCGTGAGCGCACCCGGCAAGACCGAGAGCGGAAGATCCTCCGAAGAGTACAAGAAAGCGTTCAACACCTACCTGAAGACCAGGAAGGCCAGCAACGCGATGCAGGAAGACACGAACAGCGAGGGCGGCTATCTGGTCCCCACCGAGTTCGAGAAAGTTCTCTACCAGGCAAGAGATGCCGCCGACCCGATCTTCAAGCTGGCCGGCAAGATCACCCTGGGAGCGAAAGAAAAGCAGGTTCCCTACGTCTCCTCTGAAGGCGTCGCGACCCTGATCGCCGAGGAAGGCGCCTACGGTCTCACCGATGACGCGATCGGCCAGGTCGTGTTCAGAGCCTACAAGTTCGGCCGCATCATCAAGGTCTCCGACGAGCTCATCGCGGACTCCGCGTTCCCGCTCAGCAACTACCTCGCCGAGAGCCTCGGACGCTCCATCGGTAAGTGCGAAGCCGGCTACTTCTGGACCGGAACCGGTTCCTCTCAGCCTCAGGGCGTGATCACCGCCGGCACCGTGGCAGTCACTACCGCCAGCACCTCTGCGATCACCGCTGACGAGATCATCGACCTCTACTACAGCTGCCCCGAAGAGTACAGAGAGAACGCTGTCTTCGTGTTCAACAACGCGACGGTCGCGAAGATCCGCCAGCTGAAGGACGGCGCAGGCCACTACCTCTGGGCTCCCGGCGGAAACGGCTACCCCGACACTCTGCTCGGCAAGCCGCTCTACACCTCCGGCAACATCCCGGTCATCGCAGCCTCTGCGAAGGTCGGCGTTTTCGGTGACATCGGTGCTTGCTACAAGATCGCGGACAGAGAAGGCCTTGAGTTCAAGGTTCTCAACGAGCTCTACGCCGGCAACGGCCAGGTGGGCTTCCGCGGCATGGTAAGAAGCGACGGCAAGGGCATCCTCGCCGGCAACATCAAAGTGCTCCAGATGCACGCCTAAGATTAAGAGACGGAAGGAGACGGCGACATGTACCCGACGCTTGCGGACATTAAGGCAAACCTTATAATAGCCAGCACGGACACGACAGACGACGACCTGCTGACAACGCTCCTGAGCGCTGCCGTCTCCTACGCCGAGGCCTACCAGCATCTCCCGGACGGCTTCTACGAGGCCAACGAGATGCCGGCAAGGACTCAGCAAGGCGTGGTGATGCTGGTGACGTTCTGGTACGAGAGCAGAGACGGCGGCGCAGGCGGCTTCTTTGCGAACAGTACAACAGCTGCGCAGCAGGCGACGGTCGCGATCAACAACCTGCTCAGGCTCGACCGAGACTGGAGGGTCTGAGATGCTGGGACAGATGACGCGGACGATCGACATCGTCACCGAGACCGTGACGAAGGACAACGACGGCTTCCCGACGTACACGGACGCGACGGTCGCATCGAACGTGAGAGCCTACCGGGAAGGAAGGCAAGGAAGCGAAGCATGGAGGAACCGTGCGGCGTTCACGGACGCGACGGACCTCTACCGCTTCCGGGTCATCCACGGGACGGAGGTCACGACGAAGATGATCATCGTGGACGGGTCGAGTCGGATGCAGATCACGAGCGTGGAGTACATCCGCGGGCGCGGTCTCTACGTCGAGGTTCTGACGAAAGAGGTGGTCCCGAGTGGCACGAGCAGAAATTGAAATACCGGACGACCTGATCAGGCAGCTGAACAAGCTGGACCGGACGATGGACGACATCGTCACGAAGACGCTGGACGCCGGAGCGGAGACCTGCGTGGAACCGATGAGGGACAGCCTCCGGAACCGCGTGAGCGCCGAGCACAAAGACGGTGAGTTGGTCAGCGCTCTGGGCAAGACAACGGTCAGGAAAAGCAGCAGGGGCAACCTCAACGTGAAGGTCGGCTTCAACGACCCGAGGCGCGACGGGAACATCAACGCGAAGATCGCGAACGTCCTGGAGCACGGAGGCCGCGGAGGCAGACAACCGGCGAGGCCCTGGCTGAAACCGATCCGGAAGCAGCTGGAAGAGAACGCCCGGCGGGCGATGGAGGCCGAGTTCTCGAAGGAGGTCAGACAGACACAATGAGCTTTTCGAGCATAATGAAAGACGTCGCGGCCATCCTGACGACGCTCAGCATAGACTACGAAACCGGAGTTTACACGGCACAGCCGGCGCCGGCCACCTTCTGCGTCATCATACCTGGGACTGAGACGCCGGAGTGCGCGGACGACATACCGGACAACGTGGTAAGCACGGCAACCATCGAGCTCTACTCGACGGGCAACTACCTCGACGTGGCGCGCAAAATAATGACGCAGATCGTGGACAACGGGCTGACGCTCGAAGGCTGCGAGTTCGTCGAGAAGGAGCCGGACACCGGCTATAATCACTACGCAATAGACGTTTCTAAGACTCAAACGTGGGAGGACATAAAATGGCAACAATAGGACTGAGCAATCTCTACTACGCCGCCATCACCGAGGACACCGCAGGCAACGAGACCTACGGAACCCCGGCACAGCTCGCGAAAGCGATCACCGCGGACATCACCATCGACGCGGATGAGGCGATACTTTATGCGGACGACGGCGCGGACGCTATCATCCGCGAGTTCCAGAAGGGAACGATCAACCTGGAGACGAACAACCTGGACGTGACGGCTCTCGTCGCTCTGGTCGGCGCTACTAAGGACACGAAGGGCGTCACGATGCACAGAGGCGAGGACACCCCGGCGCCGGTGGCTATCGGCTTCAAGGCGAAGACGAGCAAGGGCGGCTACAAATACTACTGGCTGTATCGCGTCGTTTTCAAAGTTCCGGACAGCAACCTCAAGACGAAGGGCGAGAGCATCGAGTTCGCGACCCCGACCATCGAGGGAACATTCACGCGCCGGAACAAGGTCGACACCCAGAGCAAGCACCCCTACATGGCGTGCATCGACTCGGATGAGACCGGAGCGGACGCGGCGACCATCACGGCATGGTTCAACGCAGTCTACGAGCCGGCATACGTCTGATAACTAAGGCAAAACAACGGAGGGCGAAAGGAAATGAACAGACCGAAGGTGAAGATCGGCGGGACCGAGTACGAGCTCGTCCTGACGACTGCAGCGACGAAGGAGATCAACGACAAGTTCGGCGGCCTGAGCAAGCTGGGCGACAGCATCTCAGGCTCCGAAGGCATCGAGGCGGCGTGCTGGCTGGTGGCGCTTTTAGCGAACCAGGGCATCAGGCGCCGGAACCTCTTCTCTCAGACAAAGGAGCCGGAGCTCACGGCGGAGGCGGTCGAAATACTGACGACGCCGGCAGAGCTGCCGGATCTGACAATGGCGTGCGTGGACGCGATTAAGCTGGACTCGCAGCGCCTCGTGGAGAGTGAGGAGGAGTTCGGCTCAAAAAACTGAGCCGCCGGAGCGAAGGGCCGGACCTTAGCGGCGAGGACTTCGCCCGGCTGATCTTCATCGGAGTGACCCTGCTGGGACGACCGGAGCGCGAGGTCTGGCTGATGCCGATCGGACAGCTCCTCGACCAATGGGAATGCTATCGGCAATTCCACGGCATGGCCAAGCCTAAGCGCGAGCACTTCATCGACGAGGTCTTCGTTCCCGGGCTCATCTAAAGAAAGGCGGAGACAATATGGCAAACAATATCGGCATAAAGTTCACCGCCGAGGGCGAGAACAACCTCAAGAAAGCGCTCAGCTCGGTCAACGCCGAGCTGAAGCTTGCAGGCTCCGAGCTCAAGCTGGTCGACTCACAGTTCGACAAGAACGACAAGAGCATCGAGGCCACGCGGGCGAGGACCGAGGCCTACAACAAGGTCCTCGAGGCACAAAAGAAGAAGCTGGACATCCTGCAGAAGGAGCTGGCCGAAGCGGCGAAGCAGTACGGCGAGAACAGCACCCAGGCGCAGAACCTCCAGCGACAGATAAACGAGACGCAGGCGGCGATCAACAACACCACGCGCGAGATGGACAAGAACACCAAGAGCGCGAAGGAGAACGAGGAAGGGCAGAGCAAGCTCGCCCAGACTCTCGGGACCGTCGGCAAGGCGTTCGCGGCAGCAGCTGCGGCAGCGGCCGCGGCGGCGGTGGCGATGACGAAAGCGCTCGCGGAGTGCACGGTTCAGGCGGCGGAGTTCGCGGACACGGTGAACACGGAGAGCGCGGTGACCGGCATCGCGACGGACACGCTCCAGGAGTACATGTACGCGGCCGAGCTGGTCGACGTCTCCGTGGACACTCTGACGCGCAGCATGCAGAAGAACATCAAGGCGATGACTTCAGGCAGCGCGGAGCAGCAGGCGGCCTACGAAGCTCTGGG